GAGGTCAACGATCTTGCAGATTCAAGAATTCGTTGAGTAGTTGACCCATGAACATCTGTAAATGCGTCATATTCTGAGGTAGTACCAATACCTTTCGTAAAAGGCCATCCTGTAATGAAGTTTGATGATTTCCATACAGAAGGATTCGATCCTGCTTCGCCTGTATTACTATCTCCGAAGTACCGAATCGTTGTATCCCACGCGGGGGTGATGACCTCATCGCCGACACTTGGTGCGGCGCCTGTTACCCTATATGATTCCCATAAGGCGTTTCTTCGATATCTCGAAGTTCTCTTATTCATTTATTATGAACCCATCCATGATAATGTGTTGCCCGTTTCGGTCGCCACGAAGTAAATCTTTGATGCATTGTCAATCTCAAAGAATGCATCTTCACTTGCATACAATGGGAAACCATTGTGACTTGTCAAGTTTTCAGATGTGTTACCAATGTAAATCAGTGTTGCATTATTTGGGTGTGCCTTGACACGAATCCCTGTAACCGTTTGTGACTGTAGATTTAATGCGGATGTTGGTACAGCAGTTGAACCCGCAACAAATGCAGTTGGTGCAGTTGAACCAGTAACAATGACATTGAAAGCACCTGTGTTACCGTAGGTGTTTGTAATTGCGTGCCAGATGCCATTTCCAGATGCATCCCCTGTATCGCCAATCGCAGAATCAATACTGGTTAGTTTTGTGGATGCATTGGTCAATAATGGAGTCTGAGAAATAATTTGAGTATTAATCGAATCGGTATCAGATTCAATTGCACTGACTGTTGTTTCTTTTGCAATCTCTGCGGTTCCTCCTGCCATACCAGATGCACCAATGATCGTGATCGGCCATCTTCCAGAAGTACCACCGACGATTACTTCTTGTCCGATGCCACCGGTACCAGTAACAGTCAGTGTATTGTTTAAAACAGAAACATCACCAACAGAAACACTAATGTCCTCGGCAAGAGATACACGCAATGCATCGCCCGACATACCAACTTCTTCCCATGATGATCCAGAAAGTCCATAGAGCAATGATGGGATACCAGAAAGTCCTGCACCACCAGTGAATCCTTGTGTTGTAATAATGTCAGGAATGTTTACTGTTGCACTGATACCAGATTCTTGCAATGATACAAGTAATGCATCACCAGAGAATCCGATTGCAGTATGACCCGCTGGTAATGCAGTTTCAGACGAGAATGCAAGTACCGCAGGAACAGGAAGACCACCGGAAACACCTTGAACACCTGTGAGATCATAAACAGAAGTGTATGATCCGGTAAATCCAGCAGACAAACCATGACCTAATGGGTCAATAGATGCCGATACTGGACGCGCGTTAGGCAATCCTTGAACAGAAACAGAATCAATCGCAACCCCATTTGATGCTCCTGCACTCAGGCCACGCACTAGGATTGCTCCTACGATGTCTCCAGAGACTCCGTAACTTCCCCCAGCATAATTTGTAATATCGAAAGTTGCCGTCAATCCTCGAATGTCAAAGTCAGTAGCGGTGATTCCTACTGGATATGCACCTGCAACACCAACCACTTCTACCGTAGATGTTCCGCCTGTCAGAGCAACGGAAACAGGACCACCAGAAGTATTACCTGCAACGACTACTGGATATGTTCCAGATGTGTTACCAGCAACGGCGACGGCCGGGAGTGTTTGATCTTGAATGCTTATTGGTAAAGTAATACCAGAAGCACTTAGTTGAACATTGATCGAATTACCATCGTCACCGTTGATATCACCACCTGTAGTGGTAAATAATGCTACAGGCAGTGGTCCAGAAATGTTTGCTGAAACATCAGAGTCAACTTGTATAAATTCACCTGAGGCGCCATACCCGATTTTGATATATTGAACATGGGATGTGATACCATCTACATTCAAGTAATCAGTTGCAACTAAGGCACCACCTGTGCCTAAGTCCAACCGAACATTATCATTTGAAATGCTATCTGACATGAGAATCTCCGTATTTTTACTGACTAGTCCAAATATGTATACATAATTTACTTGACGAATTTGATTTCATTCGATAAGATTATAGTTGTGAGAAAGATAAGAGGTGACATTTGGAAGATTCAGAAAATCATGATAAAGTAGTGGAGGAGAAATTCCTCAATTCGGTATATGACTATGTGATGAATAAAGAGGTATCGTACATTGATGCCATTCTTGAAACATGCCTTCTTATGGGCATTGATCCGGAAGATTCAGCAAAATTCATTACACAGCCGATTAAAGAGAAATTGATGCTGGAAGGACAGGATTGTAATATTCTTCCAAAAACACAAAAACTTCCATTTTGATACTTGACAATGATACTTTGATACATATAATGTATGTAAATGAATGGTGTTACACAATGGTTAGATTAAAGGAAAAGAAATGAGTTTGAGAGACAGATTCAAATCAAATAACATCCAGAACCTCACCAAACAGGTCGAGGAATTGAACAAAACTCAGTCTTACAAAGACGATCGTTTTTGGCAGGCAGAGCGAGACAACGAAGGCAATGGATATGCGATCATTCGATTCCTGCCTCCGACCAACCCAGACAATGATGCCCCGTTTGTTCGTTATTGGCGTCACGGTTTTCAGGGTCCTACTGGTCGGTGGTACATCGAGAATTCGCGTACTTCATTGGGCGAAAATGATCCCGTTACGGATTACACAAGTCCTCTTTGGAATAACGATCCAACCGAGGCACAGAAGAAGGAACTTCGTAAGTTTAATCGCAAACTGACATATGTTTCTAACATTCTTGTTATCAAGGATCCAGCAAACCCACAAAATGAAGGCAAGGTCTTCATGTTTGCTTACGGAAAGAAAATCTTTGACAAGATCAACGAAGCAATGACACCTCAGTTTGGCGATGAAACACCGGTGAATCCTTTTGATCCGTGGGATGGTGCCAACTTTAGACTTAAGATCAGAAAGGTCGCAGGTTATGCAAACTATGATAGAAGTGAGTTTGAGCAACCATCTGCACTTTTTGGTGGTGATGAATCACAGATTGAAACTGTTTGGAAACAGCAATACGATCTAAATGAATTCATTGATCCCAAGAACTACAAGTCTTATGACGAGTTGAAGCAGCAATTGGATTCCATACTAAACAGTGAACATACGGAATCCAACGCTGCAACCGCGGAGGAGGCATCCTTCACATCTTCGCCAAGAAAATCAGAAAGGGTTAGTGGGGACCTGGATTCTGATTCAGACAATGAAGCCCCTCCATTTGAAACCGCCGATTCCGGCGATGCATTGTCGTTCTTCGAAGGACTGGCTGAAGAAGACTGATTGAGTAATACTTTCTAACAGTCGAAAACCCCTGAACTTGGTTCAGGGGTTTTCTTTTACATAACACTGAGCATATAATTCTGATTGTATACGCTGTTGTAACTTACATCATAATTGCGGTCTGCAAAATCATTCGATTGATGAGTATTTGTAGTTTGTGAAATGTTGTTCGTGTTAATAACCGTATTGTTGTTATTCGTACCCGAAGGCTGATTCTGGTTAATAGTGGCATTTTGTTGCAATGAACTGTTTGTTTCATTGATCAGTGAAGTTGTTTGTGGAGAAATTGAGTTTTCGGCGCCAGAACTAGAACCCAGAAGTTTGTCGCGGGTAGTTTCCAGTCCTTTGATCATGTTTCTCACGAACTGAAAACTGTTCGCGGCCGCTCGAACACCCCGTGGAAGTTTATACCAAATCTTCAAAACCTGATCGTACAATAAACCAAGTATACTATTGAAGAAGTTTTTGATCCTCTCTCCAATGTTAAATTCGCCACTGAACAGTTTTTTACCGAAATCCCACACTTTCTTTGCCAATTTTATGATCATTCGCACCGGCCAAGTCAAAATATCCCATATTTGATTCAATGCATCTCCGAGTAAGTGTCTGAATTCTTCTGCGCCAGCACGCAAATCTTCGGCGTATTCTTCAAATCCAAGTTTTTCAGCAATCCAAGCAATAATTTCTGCGATTCCACCGACAATTCCATCAATAAAACCATAGACTACTGCAATAATTCCTTGCTTCAATCCTTCCATAAGGCCACCTTCTTTGAATCCTTTAGTGAACCCTTTAACGAAATCAATTATTGCAGTAACCACGGTGATGACAATGCCCAATGGTCCTAATAGTCTGCCAAATATCCTGAAAAACTTAAATGTAAGCTTAAATGCC